CAGGGCGGAGACCCGCTTCGTCTTCCGCACCCCCGGAGAGAAGCAGGACCGGTCTATGCCGCTCCTGAAGCACATCAAGGCGTCGTCCCGCCGCCGCCTCTCCGAGGTCTCTCGCCGTCTGAAGGACGAGAACCTCTCCGAGGATGCTCAGGCGCTTGCCCGCCTGGAGGCCGAGTCGATCCAGTTCGAGATCATTGAGGACTGTTGCCCGGGCCTGACTGACGTCGTGTCCAGCGACCAGCTGGAGGCGATCATCACTGCCTGGGGAGAGGCATCCGGGACCACGGTGGGGGAATCCTCGGCCTCCTGACGGAGGCCTACCGCCATGAGAACGCGGTGAGGTCCGACTTGCTTGGGATGGGGCGGTCACTCGACGACGTGTGGAGTGGCCGCCTCTCCTGGCAAGACCTGCGGGCCTACCTCACCTGCCCACCACCGGGGTCCTGCCTAGCCATCGAGCGCGGCGCCTGGTCCCCCAATGAGCACATGCAGTCGCTCATCGTCCACCTACTGCGCGTACTGTCCTGGCAGACCGCCGGCGACAAGCGCGTGGACCCGCCCGAGTATATGCCCGTGACCAGCCTGATCCGCCCGCCCGAGAAAGACACCGCCACGCCGTATGGCGAGGGAACATCAATCGACGAGATGCGCCGCATCCTGAACCTTCCGGAGGACACCGATGGCTGACGGGCCCAAGCTCGCTACCGCGTACTACGAGCTCATCGCGGCCGCCCCCGGGGCAGAGAAGCAGATCACAGACATCGTGCTCCCACCGGCCAAGAAAGCGGGGGAGGAGGCCGGCGCCGCCGCCGGAGACGCAATCGGGGCGGGCGGCGCCGCCGGCGGGGCGAAGTTTGGCGGCGAGTTCGGGGCCGGCCTCAAGGGGGCCATCAACCCTGCCCTGATTGCGGCGGCCTTGGGCGCCGCCGCGCTCGGCGTGGGCAAGGCGCTCTACGACATCGGCGAAGAGTTCGACCATATGTCGGATACGATTCGCGTAGGGACCGGCGCCACTGGCGCTGCCCTGGAGGGGCTGGAGAAGAGCGCCAAGAAAGTGGCGACCACGGTACCCACGACGTTCCAGGATGCCGGCACCACCGTGGCGGACCTGAACACTCGCCTTGGGCTGACAGGGACCGAGCTAGAGACTGTGGCGTCCCAGGTGATCGCGGCCGGAGACCTGTTCGGTGAGAAGCTCGACGTCAGCAAGCTCACTACGTCGTTCCAGGCGTTCAACGTCCCGCTGGACCAGACGTCCGAGATGATGGACCGACTCTTCCAGGTCAGCCAGGCCACCGGCGTTGGCATGAACGATCTCGCCTCCGAGACGGCCAAGGCTGCCCCCACGGTCCAACAGCTGGGTTTCTCCTTCGAGGACACGGTTTCCCTCATCGGGTCCCTGGACAAGGCAGGGCTGAGTACGGAGAAGACCCTCAGCTCCATGACCCAGGGCCTCGTCAACCTGGCTAAGGGCGGCGAGGCGCCGAAGGATGCGTTTAACCGCACCGTGGGGGAGATTCAGAACTTCCTCGCCGCAGGGAATGAAGCCGCAGCACTCACCACAGCTGGGAAGATTTTCGGCACGGAAGGTGCTCCGCAGTTCCTGTCCGCGCTCAAGTCCGGGACCTTTGACCTGAACACGCTCCAGCAGTCGATCGGCGCCACGGGGGACACCATCCTCAAGGCCCAGGAGGACACCCTGGACGGGCCGGGGAAGTTCCAGATCGCGGTGAATAAGGTCAAGCTCGCGCTTGAGCCCTTAGCCACTACGGTGTTCGACAAGGTGGCCGAGGCGTTGACCTGGGCCACCCCGAAGATGGAGGCGTTCGTCGCATGGGCCAAGGAGAATCCCGCACTCATCCAGGGCATCGCCATTGCCGTCGGGGTACTGGCCGCTGCACTACTCGTGGCGGCGGCGGCACAATGGGTAATGAATAGCGCCCTGCTTGCGTCCCCGATCACGTGGATCATCCTCGGAATCGCTGCGATCATCGCGGCGATCGTGCTCCTCATCGTCAAATGGGATGAAGTGTGGCCGGTGCTCGTGGGCGCCTGGGACGCCGTCGTAGGGGCTTGGAATGCCGCCTGGGGGTGGATCAAGGGCTTCTTCTCGGGGCTGTGGGAGAGCATCACCACGTTCGTCACTGGCATCCCGGGGGCGATCTCCGGCTTCATGGCAGGTGCCTGGGACTCCATCTCAGGCTTCTTCTCGGGGCTGTGGGAGAGCATCACCACGTTCGTCGCTGGCATCCCGGGGGCGATCTCTGGCTTCCTGGCAGGCGCCTGGGATACCATCTCGGCGTTCTTCACCTGGATGCTGGATGGCCTGGTCAACTTCATCACCGGCATCCCGGACATGATTATGAACGGGCTGGGAACCATCTGGGACTTGCTCGGCCAGACATGGGCCGCGGCCTGGGAAGCCATTAAGGATATTCTCTACTGGGCGCTCGTCGGAATCCTGTTCGTCCTGATTGGTATTCCGCAGATCGCGTGGAAGTTCCTCACTGAGCTGTGGAACGACCTTCCGGCCATCTGGGCTGCAGTCTGGAACGGCATCACGACGTTCTTCTCCAACGTGTGGAACGGACTGGTGAACATGGTCTTAACCATCGGGTCCACCGTAGTCAACTTCGCCGTGGGCATGTGGAATGCCATCCCCGTAATCTGGAACGCGATCTGGAACGGCATCACGACGTTCTTCTCCAACGTGTGGAACGGACTGGTGAACATGGTCAAGTCCATCGGGTCCTCGGCCGTCAACTTCGCCGTGAGCATGTGGAACGCGATCCCCGGAATCTGGTCCGCGATCTGGAACGGCATCACGACGTTCTTCTCCAACGTGTGGAACGGGCTCCTCTCCACGGTCCTCGGTGTCGGGGCAGCCATCGTCGGATTCCTGGTGGCGATCTGGAATGCCATCCCGGGGGCCTGGAACGCGGCGTGGAACGGGCTCAAGTCCTTGGTGTCCAGCGCCATGACTGGGATGTGGAACGGGGCCAAGGAGATCGGGTCGAACATGCTCGACTGGTTCCGCAACCTGCCCCAGAACATCATCAACATGTTCTCCAACGCGGGCTCGTGGCTCGTCAACGCAGGAAAGAACATCATCAACGGATTCCTGAACGGGCTGAAGTCCGCGTTCACCCAGGTTCAGGACTGGGTTGGGGGAATCGGCAACTGGATCGCCGAGCACAAGGGCCCCCGCGCCTACGACCTGCGGCTGCTGGTCCCCGCCGGTGGCTGGATCATGGACGGTCTTCAGACCGGTCTGCGGGGCGCCATGCCCGAGCTCGAGCGCACGATGCGGGATATCACCAACGGCATCAAGGTCGGCTTCGAGGACCCGGCCGCGCGCACGGCCTGGAAGGTCAGCCGGGGCTTCAACCCCGATGTAGAGCTCGGCGCCACGACGCCCGGCGGGGTTGCCCCCACGATCAACATCACGAACAACTACCCGCAGAAGCAGGAGGACTGGAAGACCCGGAACGACGTCGCGCAGGGCATCGCGCTGGCCCTGTCCTAATAGACTGGAGCCATGCCCAACGACACGTATTCAATCGACGGTGTCCCGCTGGATGACCCGGCGGGACGCTGGCGACTCACGGCGAAGACCGAGCTCCCCCAATGGGGGTCGATGGTCTCGCCCAGCGTCAAGGTACCCCGCTACGACGGCGTGCTCGCCCTGGCCCCGATGGCGGCCGGCGTGTCCACGGTGAAGCTGGAGCTGCTCATCCTCGCCGCCCACCAGACTGCCGGGCTGCGTACCCTGCGCCGCATCACGGGTGCTCGGTCGCTGCACACCATGGTCTGGACCCGCCGCGACGGTGAGGAGCTGGAGGCGCTGGTGCGCGTGTCGAGCTCGGTCGCCGCCAAGCCCAAGGGTGTCGATGGTGACCTCCTGGTCTCCTTCACCGTCGAGGCGGTCGCCGGCGAGTGGCTCCGCAAGACCCCCGAGCGCGTCGATGCAGTGACGAACGGCCGCAAGTCCTTCCCGATCATCTCTGGCCGGGACGCTCTCGCAACCCACATCGCAGTGAAGGCGGACACCGACGGCGGAACGGTCGTGGTCCGCGACGTGATTGGCGACTCGTCCCTGAGCGTCGGCCGCGTGCCGAGCCAGCAGTGGCTCGTCATTGACACTGAGGGGTGGAGCGTGCGGTCCGTGCCAGCCGGGCGCGAGCTGACTGCTGGGGTGGATGACCCCACCACCATGCCGGTGTATCAGCGCGCCACCCCCACACTGTCGATCTCTCCCGGTGGTTTCCGACTCATGCAGCGAGAGAACGGCGACGGGGCCATTGAGGTCAACGGCGGGACCGCGATCCTTTGGTGGAAGGGGGCGTACTGATGGCGAGAACCGGGAGTCCGAAGATGATGCTGCGCGCCGTTGCCTACGGCGCCTACGGTGGGGGCCGCATTGGGGTGCTGCACCACGCGACGAAGATCAGCCTGACCACCTCCATCTCGGGGGTCCCGACGCTGAAGCTCACTCACACTGAGGAGCCGAACCTGGCGCTGGAGGAGGAGAACGAGGTCGCCGTCGAGGTGACCTTCGACGGGGGACGAACCTGGTCCGAGCCTGCCGGCGGACGGTTCCTCGTCCGCAAGGCCACGTGGAATCTCCTGTCCGACGGCACGAAGTCCCGCACCATCGACTGCGTGCACATCAGCGCGCGGCTGAAGCAGGCCCTCGTGTGGGAGGAGAACTTCCGGCTGCGCAAGGACCCCAACAAGCCCGCGCAGGGGAACTCCACCACGGACGTCCCCGCGGACCTAGTGATCCAGACCTGGCTGAAGGCCCAGAATCGTGGGTGGGGGCGCGGGCTCACCTTCAAGGGGGCCCCCGCGGCCGACGCCAACGGCAACGCCTGGACCAAGTACCCGTCTGTCAAGGGGATGGAGGTGAAGTGGACCTCAACCCTCTGGGCCTTGCTCGAGAGCTTCCAGAAGATCGGGGCACTTCAGCCCCGGTGGGAGGGCCGGCAACTCGTCCTGGTGCCCCCAGTCAACAAGCCGCTGGAGTCACTGCACCCGAAGCGCTGGCCGGCGGGCCGGTCCAGCGGAGGAACCAACTCCCTGTCGTGGGCCGACATCGCTACCGCGGTTCACGTCCTCGGTAAGGACGGCGCGCGGTTCAAGGTGCAGGTCCCGACCGATCCGGACTTCGACCCACGCGAGGGTCGGGAGATTTCCCTGGAGGCCAACTGGGTTGAGACTCAGAGCGACGCCGCGACGGCCGCTCAGGAGGCGCTCCTGGAGCGATCCCGGCCGAAGGAGGAAATCGTCAGGGACTGGCAGGCGGATCAGCCCGGGTGCTTCCTGCCCTGGGTCGACTACAACGTCGGGGACTGGTTCTGGGTCGAGCACGCCGCAGGCAGGGACCAGTGGCTCCGTGTCAGCCAGATTCAGGTTGACTACGCGGAGGGCCAGTGCTCCGGCTCGACGATCTTCGGGACCATGATCGCCAACGCGCAGACGCGGCTCGCGCAGGAGGTTGCAGCGTCGAAGCTCTCGACCGGCACCGCCGCAGCGTCAACGGCGGAGCCTGTCCGATCCCGGTCGTCTCAGGCCAAGGTCGCGCAGACGCCGGCCGTGATCCGGTCCAACACGCTGGAGGTGAAGGGCACGGTCACGGACACGGGGTCGGGGCTCGAGACCCTGGTGGAGATGGCATGGCCCGCGCCGAAGCTCGACGTCAATGGGGTCGAGCTGAAGGACAAGATCGTCGAGTACCGCGTGCGCATCGCCCGCGTGCGCAACTTCGAGGTGAACGGGACCAAGGAGTGGCTCGAGGAGACTCAGCTCGTCACCACGGCGAACAAGGTCGCGTGGGGGAGCGCCGAGCTCGGCGTCCGGTATCTGTTCTGGGTTCAGGCTCGGACCGACAAGCGCATCCCGAGCGACTGGGACGAGTCCGGCCAGATGCTCCGGCTGGAGTGGACTCAGCCTCCGACGCCCGAGGCATCCCGGCCGATTGTCCTGTCTCAGATGGGCGTCGCCACGATCCGGTTCAACGGCACGACGGCGAACCGTCAGCCTGCCCCGTGGTGGGCGAACCGGTGGCAGGTGTCTATCCACCTCGCCGGCGAGTCTGAGCCACCCAATGGCTGGAAGGCGACGGGCAGCATCTATGACAAGAGCGTCACTGAGGCGCAGGCGGCGCTGGACCCGGGACAGAAGTACAACTTCCGCGTGCGCCTACTTGCTCAGGACGGGAAGCCCGGCCCGTGGTCGCGGCCGTTCCCGCACACGGTGGCCTCGGCGATTGACACCGAGGCGCTGGTGAAGAAGCTGACCGGCTCGCAGCAGCTCATCGACGGCGCCAAGGCCGCTATCGACAAGGACCTCCGAGCGATCCGAGAAGCACAGGAGCGCCTGGCTGGGGCGATGTGGGGCGGGCGGCTCCCGCCTGACGAGGGCACCCCAGGTGAGTCGCTGTGGCTCGACCCATTCGGAGACGTCTACCAGATGAAGTCGCACTACTGACCGATACGCTTGTATCACCTACTGACAGGAGGAACTATGACCAACGCTGCGGTGACCGACGTCCAGTGGTCCCCCAACTACTCCAGCGGCCGCCCCTTCGGCGACCCCGACTCCATCACGATCCACCACTGGGGCATCGATGGGCAGTCTCACCAGAACGTGGTGAACTACCTGTGCCGTGACGACGGCGACTCCTCGGCCCACTACGTCGCCTCGGCCGGCCGCGTGACTCAGCTGGTCCACGACTACGACCGCGCCTGGCACGCTGGCCCCGGCGGAAACCCCCGCTCCATCGGCATCGAGTGCCGGCCGGAGATGACCGACGGCGACGTGGCGACCGTGATCGGCCTGATCCAGGCCATCCGCGCCGAGCACGGCCCGCTCCCCATCGTGGGCCACCGCGACTGGATGAGCACGGACTGCCCCGGCCGCTGGTACTCGCACCTGTCCGAGCTGTCCAACGGCTCGGGCTTCGGGGCGGTGTCGTCCCCGGCGCCGGTGGTGGACGTGAATCCCTACACTGGCAAGTGGAACAAGAGCGACGGCCAGGGTGAGCTCCGGTGCACCGGTGTCTTCGGCATGGCGACCATCGGCCGGCTTCAGCAGGTCATGGGCACCACGATCGACGGCGTGCTCGACGAGGACGGCTCCCCCGCCGTCGAGCGGTTCCAGGCGTTCCTCAACTCGGTTGTTCCGGCGGACACTCAGATCGCGCTGAACGGCACCCCGGCGCTGGAGACCGACGGCATCATGGGGCCGAACACCTGGCGGACGTTCCAGTACCTCGTGATCGCCTGGCACAAGGAGTACCTGCCCGCCGGCTGGGACTTCGCCGACTGGGTTGACGGGGAGGCCGGCACCGCCACGATCGGGGCGCTCCAGCGGGCGCTGAACAACTCCAAGTCGGGCACCGGCAAGCTCTGGTGACCCGGTAGCCTGTCTGTATGGCTGATACAGACAAGACACCTGAAGCGCCGGCGAATGGCTTCGTGGTCCACGACATCACGGTGCGCCGGGTGGCCTAGACTGGGGTCATGGCCTCACGATCGATCACTTTTGTCTCGCCTGCGGCGGGCTGGGTTCAGGTATCCCCTGTCCTGCCCGCCGCAGGTGGCGTTGACGTTACGAACCTCCCCGATGCAGCTCTCCGAGAGATGCCCGGGCGAGGCACCTACTCCATCACCTGGGACGATGAGGGCTGGAGCGACTGGTCAGCCTCCGGCGCTGTCAGCGACGGCGGCTCGGTGCAGACCACCAGCGACCTGACCCCCGCCGGCATCCAGGCGATGCTCGAGGCATCGGCTGCGAAGACCTCGGCTAAGCCGAGCGGCGGCGCTGGCACCCCCGGCCCTGCTGGCCCGCCCGGGCCGCCTGGTGCACCGGGCGCCCCCGGCGCTGCGGGCCCGAGCAACCTGCGGGTGCTGGAGAAGACTCAGCCCGTCCCGCCTGAAACGCCGGCGAACACCGTCCTGGTGCGGAAGGCGGGCTGACATGGCTGACTCAGTTCTCCCGGTCTTTGGTGCCTGGTGGCGTTCGGCGGGCACGCGCCTCGGCGACGGAGCGGTCCTGCCCGATGGGGCCACTACAACGCCCTACGACGGCTCGGCCGTGCCCATCGGGGGCAAGCGCTGGAGCGCCGAGATCGTCTACTCGGCTGACTCCCCCGTCTCGCTGTCGATCAAGCACAACCACTTCAACGCCGGCAAGACGAAGATCAGGCAGACGCCGATCGATGACTTCCCGCTCGCCGCGGGCACCGCCGTGTCCCGTCGCATCGACTTCGTGCTGACTGACACCGAGCGGCCGAACTGGCTACCGTCACTCGGCGCGGTTGGCGGTCAGATCAGCTTTTCCTCGGTGAAGATCTACGAGACGCCTGCCCCGGCCGGCCCCGCCGTCACGGTGTGGGATGGCAGCAAGGAGGTCCCAGCCACGATCTCTGTGTGGGACGGGCGCAAGGAGGTCGCTTGCAGCGTTGAGGTCTTCAACGGCTAGACTGGTCCCCGGCCCACAAGGCCGAAAGGAGGAAACCATGCCTGGAAAGCACGCATCCGGTAAGTTCACCTTCACTGCGGAGCAGCGTAAGGCCGCCTACGGCGTCATCGCTGCTGTCTTCACCCTGGCTGTCGCCTATGGCGTCATCACGGCGGAGAACGCGGATGCAGTCATGCGCGCTCTGGAGCAGCTCGCTCCGGTCGCCGTTGCACTGTTCGCCCGGCACCACGTCGAGACCGAGTGAGTCCTTGGTAGGATGATCTCGTGCTCCTCTCGGGGGCTGGGTTGGGATGCGAATCGCCCTCATCGCTTAGCGGTGGGGGCGATTCGTTACGATTGGGGCATGAACGACCAGCCCAAGATTGACGCCGCCGACATCATCAACCGCCTCTCCGCCGAGCTCTCGGCGATGACTACGCGAGCTGTTCTCGCTGAGTCTCGCGTAGCCGAGCTAGAGCGCGAGCAGACTGCGGGCGGCGCCGAGTCCTGATGGGGAAGCAGCAGACATCCCCCAAGGGGAGCGTGTGGGCCGAGGTCGAGGATGACCCGGCTCTCTCCTCTGCGGCCAAGCTGGCTATCGCCACGCTTCAGGCCGCCGGGAAGCTCCCCGTGGGGACCAACCGCATCATCGACGCCGGCGCTCTACAGGACCCGGCAGCGCAGACCATCGCGGCCGGCGTGGGGCGCTTCCTGAAGATCGAGGCCAACCAGATCATCGCCAGCAACGCCAACTTCGACGAGGCGGTGGCGAAGAAGCTGTGGTCGCAGATCGTCACAGCCAAGGAGGGCGTGTTCGACAAGATCAAGGCGAACATGCTCGCCGTCGGAGCGCTCGATGGGCAGATCATCACTGGTGCCACAGTGCAGACCGCGGGGTCGGGCCACGGCCGGGTGGTTATGGACGCGAACGGGATTCGCCTGGTCGGCGCTGACGGAACTTCCGACACGTTCCGCATCGACGCGAGGACCGGTAACATTGACATCACCGGCCGCATCATGGCAAAGGACGAGTGGTCCTACACCCGACTGGCAGACATCGGCTCCCCTCCTGGTGAGTCTGTCCGGTACGGCATGGGCCTGGTCCTGAACAGGTCTGTCGCCCCCCTGCGGTACCCCGGCGGGATCATGCTCAAGCAGAACGGCGCCGGGGAGCTTCAGACCGTAGTTGCTGCGCCGTCTTCAGTCTTCGATGTGTCGGGGCACCTCACTGTCGGGAACCGGGAGATCGGGTGGGGCGGGAACGCGGCGGCGTTCCGCATCAACGGTGGGTACATCGACTTCCAGGTGAACGACCGCACCCTGGAGATGTACATCGGCCAGCGGGGAATCTCCTTGCAGAACGCGCTCAACAACACCCGGATCGTGGCCCAGGGCCAGCGAAACGAAGCGTTCTTCTTCGCAGGGGACAGATTCACCACGGATAACGGCGTGCTTGCTGCCTGGGACCACTGGCGCATCTCAAGCGTCGGGGGTGGGCGCAACCTGGGGTTCGCCTCCGGGAGCAACGCCGGGACCTACATGTGGTCGAAAGCCAATGGCAACTACGCCTGCATCAACGGAGACGGGTTCTTCACCACGGGGAAGACGAAGAGGTTCTCCATGCACGTCCCCAAGATGTCTGAGGAGCGGGGCGGGGCCATGCTTCAGCACATGGCAACCGAGTCCCCCTTCGATGGCATCGAGTACTGGAACGTCGTCGAGCTCGACCAAAACGGCGAGGCGTCCTGGGTCCTGCCGGATTACGTGCCTGCGATTGCGTCTCGGCGCGCGCCGTGGTGCGTGTTCTCGTCCTCCGACCGGGGCGCGTCAAGTGCCCGGCTGGAGCGGGGCGAAGACCGGTTCGTCGTCCGCGTGACCGGCGAGCCCGGCGCGTCAGTGTCGGTGCTCGTGAAGGGCGCCCGAATCGTGGAGATCGAGGGCTCCGCGGGCGGGACTTGCAAGTGGCAGGACTTCGGGGATGGCGAGGCGCCGTGGTACACCCTGGACCTGGGGGTGGAGGGCGCGGGCCCCCACAAGAGTGGAGAGATCATCTGGTGAGGACGATATGGACCTGATTGAGATCACGCCGCACGTGGTGCCCCTGCTCACCGCGATTGTGGCAGCTGCGGCCGCCCTGGGGGGGGCCTCGCTCTCCCCCCCCCCGCCGCGAGAGGGCACCAAGGGGCGG